AAAAGTCTGAGCCTCTGGCATACCAGCCATTGCATCAAATCCTTGTGGAGCCAATCCAAACGCGCTAGCAGCGTTTCCAGTGGAAAGCATACTTTGCTGTTGCATAGGCGAAAACGCAGCTACATCGGCCCCGTAGTAAGGCGTATAGCCTATCTGCGAAACGTCACGAGCTCGGTTGATGTTTTCTCTAACCGCATCTTCTAAATATGCTGGTATCTGGGTGTTGCTTGATGTAGTGCCGCCCTTAGACATATTCTAAAACCTCTTTTCTAATAGCACTAACTGGGATTTCCAGCCAATGTCTGCTAATGCTTTTGACCAGCCCTTTCGACCAGACATCGTTAAACTTTCACACTCTTGCGCTTTTGCCCACGCGATCACATCATCTTGCATGCCTTTAATTTCATCTAAATTTCCACCGCCTAGAAACACATGCAAAACCTTTTTTCTAGGGTATTTAGTAATTTCAGTAACCAGGCATGAATTTTCAGCAGGCCATAGTTGCATCTTGCCCTCAACGATAGCGGTCACAATGTCATCGTATATGTGCGTACCACCACCATATTCTAAAGCTGATTCAATCCAGCCTTTGCAGCGTTGTAGCTCAGTCAACCTACTATCCAAGCACTAGCGTTTCTAAATACAGGTATAACCACCGCACCGCCACCAGATACCGCAGCACCAAAACTAGGCGAGGCCGCATCAGTCACATAAGCACGTTGACCTATAACCCCTGTGGGCAATGCCGACACTGTATAACCACGCGCAATCTGTACAGGCACATAAACACCATCAACAGATATAACGGGGTATTCTCCTGTCTGATTCCAGAGCAATACACCATCTTCTGCGGCTGATTCGCTTGCGCCACGATGCCGTAAAGCACTTCGTGTTGTAGCCAACCAGACTGATGTGCGCTGCGCCCATTGAAGCCAGTTTAAATTAATTAGCTTTGGTGGTTGATCTAATATGCTCAACGTCTGCCACCTTGGATAACTTCCAATCTATTAATACCAACACGCCAATCATCAGCGTTAACCCCTTCAATGCGTATCCTGACTTGTCGCCCAGTAAAACGTAGGCTAGTGGGGTTAGCCATATTGAAAGGGCCAAATGATCTTTCCACATCGTTGGGATAGAATCGAGTTTTAAAAGTTGCGTCAACATCACCTTGGGTTTTCTCATCGGGTATCATCTGGGTTACGCTCATTACGTTATCGCCATTGCCCATAATTATTGGGCCTGATTCTGCAAATGGTTCGCCACCATCGTAGTTAAAGCCAATTTCATGTTCGTATAATTTCTTGTCGGTTGCAGAGGCAATAATAGGTTGGCGGTATACGCCTGCATCTACACCAGAAGTTCTAGCTAAAACGCCTATAGCCCATGTGTTATCGTTATAGTTAAACACGACATAGCGGTTATTCTCGTTAGAGTTTGCTGATGGGTAGAACCACCAAATTTCACCAAAGTTGGCGTTGGATACGGCTGCTACTTTACTGATCTGGCTGTGGTTAATGTCTGAGAAAACGTAATCAGCAACCTCGCAATTAACCTCGCTAACTGCACCACCACTGTAGGTGTAGAATGAACGGCTACCCATCCAAACAGCACCCTTATCTACAACAGCCACCGCTTGTGTCGATACAATTCCGCAAGACGTACCAATTCGCTCAATGCCAAAGACGTAGGGTGGGCCAGAGTAAGTAGCCACATGAGCATCAATGTCGGTCAATATTAAGGCTTGGTTCTGAACTCGCACACCACACTGAATACGGCCTGTTGTCTGTAGTTCTAAGCTGCCAGCTTCATTTGTTGCTGCTGGTGTCCATACTGTATTGTTCTCACGATCTGACCACTTTACCAGGCGAGGGTTGCCGCCAGCACCTAAACACATTAAGAACCTTTCTTCTGTCACTAAAATAGAGCGATTATTAACGGGTGCATTGGCTACTACTGCGGCTTTTGTTGAAGGGTTTAGCTGCCACTGATAAACCTTACCATCTGTACTTGAGCAGGCCACTAGAAATTGCCCAAAAGAATCCATCGACCATGTTGTTGCAGGCGTAATAGTCACAGCTTCTTGTCTTGCTGTACCATAGTATTCACGCCCGTAAAATGCTGTACCAAATCCAACAGGGTTAAGCGCGTTTTCATTACCAGCCGTTAAACCTACTGGGGTTATGTCATATTGAACGCCAGCACCGCTATACGCATATAATTTATTATAGCTACCAGCCGCAATCCAGCGATCAGCATTATTAGCAATCCACGATTTCATGCCGCGCACTTGACCAGCACTTGGCGTATTACTGCGTGTACGCCAGCCGCCTATAGGCCGTAAGGTGTTATCAAACCAGCGCACAAGATTAGAATCACGCCACCGCCCTTGGCTTTGCAAATCAGTGCCGTTGCGATAAACACCCGCTGGTAGGTCTAACGGAATTAACGCCATTATTTCTTAGCCTTTTTAACTGGTTTTGCTGTCTTAGCAGCTTGTTTAAAAGCATTAGCAGTAGGCCTGCCCTTCATTCCTGCTTTCTTCATGGTTTCGCCAGAGCCAGCTTTAATGCGTTTCTTTTTGGCTGCAATGTTTCTGTACAGGCTCATGCTAATTCTCCTACCATTTCGTTTTTGCTGACCACATTAAACGATAGCTGGCTTCTTTGCTGACCTGCCTAGATAGCTCATTGTGCAAACTCCATAGCTACAAAGTTCCAACTAGCAGCATCACAATGCCTAATCTCGCCACTGCCATTCATTCTAATTTGTATGGTGTAAGTAATTGCACTTGTTGTGTTATGTGCTTCGTCTACATCTATAACTGCCCAGTTCATAGGAACCCACTGACTAGTACTCACATAACCATATCTATTAGACTCATAAATATCTGTTGTTGCTCCACCACTGATTGCTCTTATTATCTTTAAACCTATCTGCCCTCCAGTGTTAGTTGCTAGACCTCCCGCAGTATGGCTAAGGTAAATATGGCTTGATGCAGAAATCGGTGTAATTGTTACGGATGCGTTTGTATTAACATAGCTTGTAGATGTGGTAGAAGTTTCAGTGCTGCCTGTAGTTCTAACGAACTGGGTGACACTGCCGTTAGGCAACTTACCTGCTGTAATAGCATCATCGGTTATCTGATTGACACCCGTTGTACCCGTTATAGTAGTAGTCATAACCTACCCCTTTGGATTAGCTGCTTTAACGGCAGTACGCAATGCTTGTAAGTCAGTCAAGGTATCACCACCATCCAACAAGGCATGGATGCAATCTTGGATTGACGGGTAGGCTTCTTGACGGCTTCGGGCATAGGCTAGTGAGTCAAAGGCTGCTTGTAATTCAACAATCTTAGCTGCGATTGCTGCGTCACTTGGTTGAGTTTGCTCGCTATCCAACCATTCTAAATCAGAGTCCCCACGTAAGACCCATTGGGCGTTTGGAGTTAATGCTTGTAATGCTGCGACTGTATCTGTCATGTGAGTTATCCTTTGATTTCCATTAATGTTATATTTGCGCCATACACCGATTCCCATGCCACAAAACTTGTACCAGTGGTTAGGTAGGCTTGTAGTCTAAAAGTCACGGCTTCCGTAGTTCCTGAACTCTCTAAGAGATTAATAGTTGCAATAACATTAAACTCACCCGATGCGTTTCTTACTTGAACGAGTTCAACATTACTATTGACGTTCCATACAACAGCGTCAGCCTGACCATTAATACTCCTCAATAAGCGTACTCCTCCCCTCATAATAGACCCTGTACCAGAAACTAAGACGGGTTGAGTGGCTAATACCAAGATTTTACTGGAACTTGATGATGGTGTAATTGATAAGACATTATTTGTGTTTACCCAACTACCTGCACTACTAATAGTCGTTCGGGCAAAATCACTCGACCCACTTGTAATCGCCTGAATCACTGAGCCACTGGGCATACTAGCACTCGTCATACCACTCAACTGATTAGATAACGCTATCGTGCCACTGCCATTGGCTGTCTCAAGCGTGTCTACTTTTATTTTAGAAGCCATTACACATTCTCCAGTGCTTCAATACGAGTAATCAACTCTTGTATCGTTGCGGTTAATAGTGGAACCAATTTGCTTTGGTCAATGCCTTGTAGGTCAGGCACAGAGCGTGTACCCATCACTGCTGCTTCTGTGTCGGTAGCTGCTGTCACTTCATACTCTTCGTCCATCATTGCATCTTTAGTGCCAGTGACCGCCTCTGGTACAACCTCTGCTAGTTCATGCGCTATAAAGCCATTGACGTTGCCGCCAGCAATCCAATCAAAGTTGCAAGGTTTGAGTAGCTTAGTCTGTGCTGTAGCACCTGACATTGGTGTGACGTTTTCTTTAAGTCGGTAATCTGAGGAAGTGTTGTAGGCTGTGGATGTTGCCCCGTGAGTTATAGAGCCAGCCACTCCGTTAACATTATTGTAGAACCTAATCGAAGTATGTGTACCAGCAGAGTTGTTGCCACTGAGAAAAATACCAAAGTCATTCCCACTACCATCACGGAAGCAGTTAATATTCAAAGCCTCTTCAACACCAACTACACCATGAGTATTGCTAGGAATACTAATGTTAGTATTATTCTTAATAGTCATAGCAGTCTTCCAGCTTATCGCTGCGTCTGCTGAACCTGATGGGGCTACTTGAAAGAAGTGCTTGCCACTAGATTGTTGGTAACTTGCTGCGGTTTGTGAGCCGTTAGCCCCTATATATTCCCATCGATTATTCACCGAGTCACGATATGCGTTTGTCGTCACGAAAGTAGCATCACCTGTGCTTTTGGAAGCTAATGCACCACCATCACCGACCTGTACTGCTACATAATCGCTATGCCAAGCCTCTGGAACTACACCAACACCCACGTTGCCTGTGAACACTGGGGTATTTAAATTTATCGTTTCGTTTGATGAGGTTGAGGAATCTAAAGTAACTCCACCGCCTGCGCTGTTTTTAACTGTAATTGGCATAGTCGTTTCCTAAAGAATTATCCAAGTTGATCCGTTCGTCACGGTTACTGTGTAATTATTATTAACAGTTACAGGCCCGACAGTGCTTCCGTTTTCATTGCCAGCAAAAGTAATGTTTTCTGCAATAACCTTGGCGTTGGTTCGTATGATTGAGTCAGTACCTAATGACGGCCCACCACCACCAATTTCACCCCACCCTGCGGCTGTGTAGCCCTCAAAAGCAGCCTCAGTAGAGTTGTAGCGTAAACGGCCTGCGGCTGTGCCTGATGGACGTTGTGCAGTAGTACCTTGGGATACTTGAAAAGAACCTGTTGATGTATTAGTCACATCACCAGATAAAGCACCGCCAGCCTTGGGTAAAGCAGCATTTGCAACAATGAGGTTGGCAGCAGATCGGTTATCAGACACTTTCATTTGAGTGTCGATAAGGTTCATGTTCGTGTTGAGCTTCGTACCCCAAGTATCCTCAGAAGCCCCAACTTCGGGCTTTGTTAAGCTATAATTGGGTGTGGTTGTATCTGCCATTTCAATAATCCTATCGTTAATCTTTTACAAAGTAGTCCAGGTTGCGCTATCTGTTGCCTTTGTAGCCCATGTTGCTACATCAATCGGTAATGGCTCGTATTTATATCGACCCGTTGCCGTCATTCCTGACACCGCTTGTATAACTGCTGCACCACCCATCTTGGCAGTACCATTAGCCGTTACACTCGACACAGCGTTAATAACTGCGCTTGCAGACACCACATAAACCGCATCAGCCGTTACAGTGCTAACCGCCTCAATAGACGTTTGGCCTTGCCCTATGTCCTGTCCAGTAGCCGTTACAGTGCTAACCG